GATTAAGGCTGGCAAGCCTAGAAAGCAAGCTATTGCTATTGCTCTTTCTAAAGCTGGTAAAAGTAAAAAATAATTAACCATGGAAGGACTCGGAGACGTAGTTGAAAAGGTAGTTAGCTCAACAGGTATTTCTTATGTAGTAAAAAAAGTTGCTGGTAAGAAAGATTGTGGTTGTGCTGCTAGAAAAGCTAAGTTAAACGAGTTATTTCCTTTTAAACAACAAGAAAATGGCAGTACAAAAATTACAAGCAGCTAGAGCTGCTGCTGTTACACCAAGTAATACTGTTGATATTCCTAATATTGCAAACCAGAACGGCCTAGATAATAAAGGCTGTGTTTTGTATGTTGGAACTGGAGGTACTTTAAGAGTTACTACCGCTGGTGGTGACGATGTGACCTTTACTGGTATCGTGAGTGGAACATTTGTTCCAGTTCAGGTTATTAAAGTATGGGCTAGTGGTACCTCAGCTCTAAACATTATAGCATTATGGTAATTGTAATTGGAATAATCATCGGATGAGATTTTCGGACTTTCTATTAGTAAGCAATCCTACGGATTTAGATTTTATTGTCGGTTATACTGATGAGCAAAACATTAGGATAAACGTATTAGATCTATTTGCTGGACAGATAATTGGATCTGGAACACCTGGGTATGTACCTTTATTTACTGCCGCTAACGTAATAGATGACTCAGTTATTTTTCAACATGGGTCAAATATTGTAATTGGTGGTGTAGATTCTTTAGGTTACAAGCTTGCTGTTAGTGGAAGTCTTTATAGTTCTAATGGAGCTGTAATAAATAGTACTGTTTCAGGTGCCGATGCACTTAGAGTTATTGGTGGAGATGGTGATATTTTTGTTATTCCAAATGATCTAGGTCAGTCTATATCTAGCTTAAGAAGAATAATTCATCCTCCAGCTGTTCTTACAACTGAGTCTGCAACACTTGGTCAGCTTAATACTGCGATATCTAACTTAGATAACCAAATTGATATCTTGCTTGATCTCAAGGTTGACAAGACGTCTGTTGGAGTTGCTAACGGGGTTGCTTCTCTAGATGCAGGTGGTAAGGTTCCATTGTCTCAGATTCCTGATTCTATTATTGGTCAGGTTCAGTACATGGGTACGTGGAACGCGTTTACAAATACTCCAACATTAAATCCTTTAGTTCCAGAAGAGAAAGGACATTACTATGTAGTTTCTGCCGCTGGAGTTTTTGGTGGTGTAGATTATGCAGTAGGTGACTGGATTATATCTAATGGAGTTATTTGGGAGAAAGTGGATAACACTGACGCTGTAACTAGCGTGTTTGGTAGAATCGGAGCTATTTTACCTTTAGAGGCTGACTACCAATCTTTCTACCCTAGACTTTCTCAGGCATACGATAATCCAACATGGATTAACAGCCTTGCATTTACAAAAATTACTGGAGTTCCTCCATTCCTTTTGGAGAACCAAACTATAACGCTATCTGGAGACGTTACAGGCAGCGGTAAGACGTCTATTTCTACAACCATATCAGATAACTCCGTAACAGATTCGAAGCTTAGAAACAGCGTAGGAACGTCTGTAATAGGACGTGCTGCTAACAGTACTGGAGACCCTGCTGACATACAAGCAAACTCTGATGGTCATGTGCTTTTAAGATCTGCTGGTAACCTGTTATTTGGACTTATTTCAAGCGATTCAATTTCTTCAATTAACTGGTCAAAGATCACTGGTACTCCTACTACACTAAGTGGATATGGTATTACTGATGCTTACACAAAGACTGAGTCTGACAATAAGTTTGTCCCTTACACTGGAGCAAACGCTAACGTCAACCTTGGTTCAAATAACATTACAGCTAACTCATTTATTAAGGCTGGAGGCACATCTTCTCAGTTTTTGAAAGCTGATGGGTCTGTTGATACTAGCCAATATGTACCAACTACTAGATCAATTAATGCTGGTACTGGACTTACTGGTGGAGGTAATTTATCTTCTGATGTTACTATTTCATTTGATACTACTTGGGGAGACATTAGATACGCATATAGAACTAGACAGCTTACTATTAACGGAACAACTTACGATCTATCAGCAGATAGAACATGGAACGTAGGTACCGTTACTAGCGTAGGTCTTAGCATGCCATCTGCATTTACTGTTTCTAATAGCCCTGTAAATGGATCTGGAACGCTTACTGTTGTTGGTGCTGGTACTACTGCTGATTACATACGTGGTGATGGCTCTCTAGCTGCATTCCCTTCTTTAGCAGGTTATGTTCCTTACACAGGTGCTACTCAAGATGTGGACCTTGGAACGTATGGATTGATTTCTGACTTCGTTAGGTTTAATCCATCAAGCAGCAACATTCCTTCTGCTGAGGGAGTGATGTCTTGGGACAATACTGATGGAACCGTTAGGCTTTCTGTAAAAGGAAATACTTATAGTGTTCCAATTGGACAAAGTGTTATCTCTAGAGTTAGAAATAGTACAGGAACAAATCTACTTAGAACAAACTATCAGGTTGTAAAGGTAGCAGGAGCACAGGGCCAGAGACTTGCAGTTACATTGGCACAAGCGAACAACGATGCAAACAGTGCATCCACACTTGGATTAGTTTGTGAGAATATATCTACTAATCAAGAAGGGTTCATTGTAAATATTGGTCAGATTGTAAACATAAATACTACTGGTAATCTTCAAGGTGAGACATGGCTTGATGGTGATGTGCTTTATTTGAGTCCAACCATTGCTGGTGCAATAACAAACATTAAGCCTGTTGCCCCACAGCATACTGTTATCATTGGATACGTTGAGTATGCTCATGCAAATAATGGTAAGATTTATGTAAAGATTGACAATGGATACGAGCTTGAGGAATTGCACGATGTTTCTGCTGAGCCATTTATAAATAACGGATTACTCTATAGAGACACTACTTTAAATCTTTGGAAGAGTGCAACTATTAGTACTATCCTTGGATATACTCCTGCTCCTCAGGGCAACTACATTACTGCGCTGACAGGTGAGGTTACTGCAAGTGGACCTGGTTCTGTAGCTGCTACATTATCAAACTCTGCTGTAACAGGAAAGGTGTTGACAGGATTGAATATCACTGGCAATGCAATTGTTAGTACAGATAGTATTCTTACTGCGTTTGGAAAACTCCAGAATCAAGTAAACCAATTAGTTGGCGGACTTCAGTATGAAGGAACTTGGAATGCATCGACTAACACCCCTACAATTACTTCAAGTGTTGGAACGGATGGTACATTCTATATTGTAAGCGTAGCAGGAACAACAAATATCAACGGAATTAATGATTGGCAGGTAGGTGACTGGATTGTATTCCATGATACTTCTTGGCAGAAGGTTGATAACAGTGACTCAGTAAGCAGTGTATTTGGAAGGGTTGGTAATATTGTTGCTAATCAATCTGACTACTCAGCATTCTATCCTTTAATAGCAGACATTAAGGATGGAGTTCTTACTGTTCAGGGTACAGGGGTGCTGTCAGGATCAGGTACGTTTAGTGCTAACCAGGCTACTAACAATACAATTACTCTTACACATAATTCTGTATCAAGAACAGATACAACATCTACTCAGACCCCATCCTTTGGTGGGTCATTTACAGTTGTTGACAGCGTTACATCATCTGCTCAGGGTCATATTACGGCTATTAATACTAAGACTGTAACTGTCCCTAGTACTATTGCTACTTCTACACAAACAGGACTGCTAAGTAATACTGATTGGGTTACATTTAATTCAAAGATGCCTGCAATTACTTTCAATGCTCCTTTGTTTATTGCAAGTGGCGGAGAGGTAGGTATTACTCAATCAAGTGGGTCTGTTAATGGATTCCTATCATCAACAGACTGGACAACCTTTAACAACAAGCAAAACGCTTTAACTAACCCAGTAACTGGAACAGGAACAACTAACTACTTGCCTAAGTTTACAGGATCAACAACCGTTGGAAATAGCCAAGTTTTTGACAATGGGACAAATGTTGGAATTGGTACGGCAACTCCTCAATACTTATTAACAATTGGGAATGCTGCGAGTGGTTTTACAAGTGTTGCAACTATTGCATCAAGTGCAACTGGAGCAAGTGTTACAAATTTATTACTACAAAATACAAGCGGTAGTGAAACGGCAAGCACAGGAGTTAACTTAAACTTTAGCGGTGTTTCAAATTGGCTTGGTAGAATAAATGCTCAATTTGTTGGGGGGACTGGACTTGGTAATGCTGATATGACTTTTTGGACTCCTTCAGGAGGAACAATATCTGAACGAATGCGCATAACCGCAATAGGCAACCTTGGCTTAGGAGTTACACCTAGCGCTGGTGGATTAAGTGGTTATGTTTTGTTTGAACTTGCGAACGGGGGTGCATCAATATATAGCGGACCAAATCAAAATCTAAACGGGTCAAACATTTCTTGGAGCGGCGGTACTGCTTCTTATAAGATTAGTAATTTTGCAACTCTTTACAATCAGCAATCAGGACAACATCAATGGTTTAACGCCCCAAGCGGAACGGCTGGCAATGCTATCTCCTTTACCCAAGCGATGACCCTAACCAGCGGAGGCAACCTACTTGTCGGAACGACAACGGACGCTGGGTTTAAACTAGACGTTAACGGAACTGGCGTATTTAGAAATACATTGGCTCTTCAGTCAAGTGGAGTAAATGCGGTGCAACTTTCTTGGACTGGTTCAAATACTGGTCTTGTAAATCTATTTCATTCAGGCTCATTAACTACTCAAATTTTAGCGAGTGGAAATAGTTATTTTAACGGAGGCAACGTTGGCATCGGTACAAGTTCGCCTTTATTAAATCTACAAATTAACTCTGCAAGTGGGTCAAATTCAACGCTTGCATTTTCTGAAAATAACGGCCTTAAATGGTATACTAGATACAACGCTGGAGACGGTAGTTATTCAATTGTAGACGTTGTAAATTCAGCAACTAGATTGTTAATAAATACTAGCGGAAACGTTGGTATAGGTACAACTTCGCCAAATCAAACTGGTTATGGATTAGCAAGAGTTTTAACAATCCAAGCATCTGTCCAGCCAATATTAGAATTAGTTGGAAATGTTTATGATGCTCCAGGTGTATTTGGTGGAGGTGCAATTACATTTAGGAATCTTTCAGATAGAGTTGGAATTATCGGAGTTGAAAATTTAACAGGCAATCAGGGAAATTTAGCATTTTACACAAATAATGGAACGTCTTTATCCGAAAGAATGCGCATTACCTCAAGCGGCAACGTGCTGATTGGAACTACAACTAATTTAGGCTCTGAATTAAATGTTAATAGTACAATACGTGTAGGAGTAGCATTTGGCTCAGCAGCAGCTATAGTTTTTGGAGATGCTGGTACTCCTTATTGGAGTGTTGGAAGACCTGCTTCAAGTGGTAATTTCTCTATATCTAGTTACGCTCTAACAGCAATGACTATTCAGCCTACTACTGGCAACGTAGGTATCGGTACGACTAGTCCTAGTACTTTACTTCAAACAGTTAATGATTCAAATAATTCTGCAACTTTTTCTTCAAGATGGACTGCATCTGGTTTTTGGTCACAGTTAGAAATTAGAAACTATTCATCTAATTTGAACAACCAAAGTAGTCCACAATTTAGAATTATGCATAATTTTAATGATGGGGTTGATAATGGATACATAGGTTTTCATAGGGGAAGTGGGTTAAATGGTGGATTTTTATCTTTCGGTTCGAGCGGAGCAGAACGAATGCGCATCAACCCAAATGGCAATGTGCTGATTGGAACTACAACGGATAATGGAAACAGCTTAAGAGTAAATGGAAATGCATTTTTTGATAACAACATAGGTCTTTATGGTCAATTGTATTATACCTCTTTCTATTCAGCAGGTAATCCAGTTGACTTTATTAGAATAACATACGGGGGAGGAAGCGCTTGTGGAATAAAACTTACTGCATATAATCCTAATAATGGATTAAATTCAGATTTAGGTTTACAAGTAATGACTTCTGATGGTGTATATACTCAGCCATTGTACTTACAAGGATCTAACAATCGAGTAGGTATTGGTACTTCAAGCCCCCAAGTAACATTAGATGTAAGAGCCTCATCTCAAAATACTCCTGCCGCTACAATAGGCACAGGTTTATCTATAGGAAATTGGAGTGGTTTGCACTTTGGTTATGCAGAAGCTAATAATAATTTTTATAGAAAATCAGTTTTAGCTTTTGAAAGAACTGGAAATGCAGCGGAAGGTAAAATTCATCTTTTATTAAATAATGCTGCTGATACTTCAAATGCTAGTTTATCTGATTCTAAAATGGCTATTTTAGGCAACGGCAACGTTGGTATTGGAACAACTAATCCGACTCCTCACAATGGTTCAAATGCTTTAATTATTCAAGGAGGTGGTGGTGGTAGGGCAATTATGGAACTACATGATTCTTTTGCAAGTGGCAAAGCAGTTTTTCAACAAGTTGGTGGAGATACTTATTTAGGTTCACTTGGAAAAGGAAGTGGTTCGGGCGATTTATATTTATTGGTCAATGGTACAGGAACAAGTGCAAGTGTAAGCACATTATATAAAGCCAATGGCAACGTGCTGATTGGAACGACAAGTGCATACACATCTAGGCTAACTGTACAGGCAGCTGCTGCAAATAGACCAGCGATAAAAGCTGGATTTGGAGCATCGTCTGGTAATGGATATTGGGTATTAGGAGATAATTACACTCTTGATGAATCGTTAACATCTTATGGAATAGACTATTCTTCAGGTGACTTAGTCTTAGGTTCAATAGTTGCTCCATCTACAACAACAAGTGGCGCATTTATTTCAACTCAGGCGCAGTTTGGTAATCGTGGTTCTGCTATTAGAGTTGGTAATAGTGGTGACATTTACTTCTTTAGAGGTACTTCTACTTCAGTTGTATCTATTGGAGGTGCAAAGTCAATGACTGAGAGTATGCGAATCAACTCTAATGGAACAGTATCTATTTATGATAATGCTACAATAAATGGGACTGTTATAGGCGCTGACCAAACCTTTGGTAATCCTTATAGAACATTTGCATTTGGAAGTAATTCTAATGGATTTAATAGAATATTTGCAGCGTTTGATTCGTCAGATGGAATTTACATAAATGCAGCTACTGGACGTGGAGTAGTTTTTAGAGTAAATGGAGGTGGTACAAACGTAGCAACAATTACTTCAGGCGGTAACATGCTTATTGGAACTTCAACAGACGTTGGAGCAAGATTATATGTTGATGGAGCATTTAGAACGGGAACACTTACAGCAGGCACACAAACGGCCGCTGTTGATTGGAGATTAGGTAACGCTAGAGGTGGTGCTGCTACAGCAAACGCACTTGTAAGAGTACAAATAAATGGAGTATTAGTAGACTTAATAGGTAATTACGTATAACTATGAAAAAATTAGGCATATATAAATTGCATTGGATTGAGTCAGGGTATTTTTATATAGGCCAGTCTATTGATATTCAGAATAGGTTTAATCGTCACAAGTACTTGATGATTAATAATAAGAATAAAAGTGGATTTATTCAAAGCGTTTACAATAAGTACGGTATGCCTTCATTTGAAATATTGGAAGAATGTTTATATGATGATTTAAATTCTAGAGAGCAGCATTATTTGGATTTACATTTTGATGATGATAAGTGTTGCAATCTTAATAAGAATGCAGTGAGCTCAAAAGGACATAAGTATTCTAAGGAGACTATTGAAAGAATAAAGACTTTGAGAAAAGATTCATACAAAAAAGGTGAAGGACATCATAGCTTTGGCAAGAAAGCATCTATTGAATCAAGAAAAAAAATGTCTGAAGCTCAGAAGGGAGATAAATCAAAGAGAGCTAGAATTGTTTTAGACACTGAGTCTGGTGTTTTCTACAACTGCTTGAAAGATTTAACTGACTTGTACAATTTGAATCATAGAAATATGTCTAGATATTTATCAGGAGCAAGAAAAAATAAAACTATTTATATTTACGCTTAAACAAAATAACGATGAAAACAATTGACCCCGTATTTATTTGGGTAAATGGAACCCAAGATGAAGGAACTATTCTAAATGCATATTGCATTAATGACAATTTAAGTACCTCAGGAACATTTTACTATTCTATCTTGAGTGATGCTCAACAGCAGCTTGCTCAAGGCAACTTGACTATGACTGGAGAGGACTATCAAGCATGGCAGACAAATGATTATGCCTATGACTGGGTAGCAGCACAGCTGAACCTAACCATAACAGGTGACTATGTACCACCAGTTCCTCCGCAGCCTACACCTGAACCTGAGCCAGAAGTTGGTGCAGAATAAAAAATAGTAGTATATTTGTCAAAAATCTAATTCTTATGAAAATTAAATTAAAAGACCTAGTGCTCTTAAGACAAGAGCTTAATGGGTTGTCTGATCGGACAACTGGACAAGTTTTCTACAAGGGACTGCTTTTGCAGGAAATTCATTTCAAGGCTAAGTATCATCTTTCAAAACTTTCTAAAGAAGTTGAAAAAGAAATTGAACAACTTACTGAGTCTGAGAAGGAGTTATTTAAGAAGTACTTTGGAGAGACAGAGCCAGAGCAAACAAAGGAATTCTTTGAGAGTGAGGCATTTATCAACTACAGTACCGATAGAGCAGAGCTGTTTGATGAAGAGATTGACTTTAAAGATTTCTCTTTCTCAATTGATGATCTTGACTTTAAGTCAAGCGAATCATACCCAACATTCATTGAGCTATTCTTGAAATAGCTATATTTGTATCCATGAAGGATACAGTATTAAATATGGTAAAGAATTCCCATTTCAGCAGACGCTGTGGTGGGATTTCTTTTTGTCAATAGATTAACAAGATGCAAGTAAAAGCCCTATCCCCCTGGACTATCAGCGATAACATCACATTCGGATTTCACTCAGCATTCATTGGTACGCCAGTGATATACCTATTCGAGAGGTATGTGTTCAATGACTGGGACTTTCTAGTAAGCATAGGACTTCTAGTTTTCTTTGACACCGTGTTCGGTTCTTGGCTCGCAATTAAAGAGAAAAGATTTAGTGCCACTAAAGGTATGAGTGGCTTTATTAAGAAACTTGGCTACATAGCAATGTCGGTAATGCTTATTGGTATAATTGACAACGCAAAGATTGGAGGTAAGGAAAGTTTCTTTAGCGACATTATTGATTCAGCAGCGTTATCTGTACTTATGGCATTTGAGGCTGTGTCCGCGATTAAAAACCTTTACAAACTAAACCCTCCAAAATCCGTTAAGAGTCCTTTAGAAAAAATATTGAAAAGGCTATCTAACTGGATGGAGTCATGGTAAGAGATCTACAGAAGTCACTTGGAGTAAAAGATGATGGTATTGTAGGTAAGTTAACTGTAAGTAAGTTTGCAGAG